ATTAACAAGTACATAAAATAAAGAAGTTCTGACAACATAATCTTTACTACCTTCTTGACTACCGTAGAACGATTGAATTATATCAAGGCATTTAAACATTAGCTGTGCTGAATGACAGGTATCGAAACCTTTGAAATCAGTGTCCAGTATAGCTTTGGCGCTTGAGCCAATAATTTTCTTCAATTGATCCCACTCAATACTGAAGGGATTAATTCCTACAGCAGATCCATTGTTCAATCTACATTGATGAAAGTGAGCGCAGAAGCACATAAAGTATTTCCTAAATAATATAGTCAACACCTGTGGACCTCCTGCAACAAGTCTCAATTTCCCTTTCAACATAACATCGTCAAACTTCTTTCTCTCATCCTTTGGAAAATCCTTAAAAATGAAGTAAGGTATATGTCCCTTTTCACACTCTACAATGGTTTCTTCCACTGATTTCTTTAGGGCCAAAGCTCGTTCATTTGTCAGATCGTATTCATCATCCTTACCAAACCAGTATTCTTTACCTTTGTAACCTGGTGGGATGTTTTGACAGTCGGGAAAACCCGCTGAAGTGGACCGTGGTATTGAGTCATAATACTCTAGACCTGGTATTCCTTTCACCGCTTCCTCAAACGTCAACAATCTCCGAAGTGGAACATTGTGGTAAGGCGCCATTCGATTGAGCGTTCCTAAGTATTCAGTGACACACTCATCTAATATGCCGTCATCCAGAAACCTTTTGTCTTTAGAATATTTGCGGATGGATTTATAAACTCTTGGTTCATAACCAGTATCTGTTTTAACGTCGTTCATCATTACTGGCATAGTAGTTGAATCCTTCCACGTTCCATGAAGGGCAGTGGGGACAATGGTACTTTTCTTAGAACTGAACATAGGCACAGGTATGGAATCCACAATGCGGAAACCATCGAGTCCTTTTAACGAACCTCTTTGAGCTACAAATCCCTTATGGAATTTTGGGTCGTTAACATCAGAATCTAGAGGGTCCAAATAATTACCAT